GTTACAATAGGTTTATTAAGTTTTTTAGTTATTCAGTTATTTATTTCGATTTGGTAAATGAAAAGTTTTTATTAGAACTAAGTAAACACCACAAAGACTGGATTAAAATTGTAGGCACTTTTGGAGAGGAATTTTACGCTGAAGATATAGTTCAAGAAATGTATTTAAAAATGGCGGTAATAAATAACGTTGAACGGTTTTATTTAAACGGCAAACTGAATAAGAACTTTGTTTGGACTGTTTTAAGAAACATGACTTTTGATTATAAAAAAAGCAAAACACGAATAACAAAAGTAAGCATAACGGAAGCCTACCAACTAAAAGACGAATACTTGCCTGAAATACTTGAAGCAAAGAAACGATTAGAAATAAAGATAAACCAAGAGGTTAAACAATGGCACTGGTACGATCAACTATTATTTGACCTTTACCGAACTTCAGGAATGAGTACACGACAAATTGAAGGCGTAACGGGAATAAGTTTTAAAAGCGTATGGAAAACAATTAAGACTTGCAAAGAACGTTTAAAAGATAATGTAAAAGAAGATTACGAAGATTTTAAGAACCAGGATTACGAATTAATAAAATAACATGGAATTCAAAATAGGTGATATTATAAGGGATGTTGAAGATGGCGACTGTTATTATGTAGGTGAAGTAACTGAAGTAGAAAATAATGAAGTTGCAAAATACAAAGTTTTAGATGTGTTTTGGTGTGGGGATTACATCAAAGACGATGAATATATAGGTAAAATAATAGAACCACAATGGTGGTATATAACTAAATAAAATAAAAACATGACAAGAAAAAGACGAACAAAAGCCGAAATATTAGCGGCTAAAAGCGAAGGATTAGGAGACACAGTAGAAAAGGTTTTAGAAGCTACTGGAGTATCAAAGGTTGCTAAATGGTTACTTGGTGAAGACTGCGGATGCGATGAACGCAAAGCAAAGTTAAACGAGTTATTTCCGTACCGTAAACCTGAATGCCTACAAAAAGACGAATACGAATATTTAAAAGAATGGTATTCTGAAACACGTTATTCAATGAAGCCTACCGAACAAAAGGAACTATTAAGAATTTATAATAGAGTATTTAAAGTAAATATGCAACCAACAAGCTGCGGTAGTTGTTTACGTGATGTAATGAATAAATTAGAAATATTATTTAACACGTACGAAGATGCCAATTCCTAAGCCACGAAAAGACGAAAGTAAAAAAGACTTCGTTCAAAGATGCATGATTGACGATACAATGACTTTTGAATACGAAGATATAGACCAACGTTTAGCGGTATGTTCAACAACTTACGAAGAAAAATTAAATGAAGTTAGTAAAGATAAGTGAGGTTAAACCCAACCCGAAGAACCCAAGGATAATAAAAGACGGAAAATTTCAAAAGTTAGTTAAGTCTATTCAAGAATTTCCTGATATGCTAAATAAACGTCCCTTAGTGGTTTTTACTGACGTAGATAACAAATACGTTGTCTTAGGTGGTAATATGCGTTTAAAAGCCTGTAAAGAGATAGGATTGAAAGAAATACCAATTATAATAGCAGACGAATGGACGGAGGAACAAAAAAACGAATTTTTAATTAAAGATAATGTAGGTTTTGGTGAATGGGACTGGGATAGTTTAGCAAATGAATGGGACGCTGAAAAGTTAGACGATTGGGGTTTAGATTTGCCTGTTGATTTAAGCGTTCAAGAAGAACTTGAAGCAGAAGAAGATAACTATGAAATACCTAACGAGATAAACACGGACATCGTATTAGGAGATTTATTTGAAATAGGTGAACACCGTTTACTTTGTGGGGATAGTACGGATAGCGACCAAGTAGCAAAGCTAATGAACGGACAAAAAGCGGATATGGTATTTACAGACCCGCCTTATTTAATGGATTTTACAGGAGGTATTCACGCAGATGGGAGTAAAAGTTTTAATTCTAAACACGGAGGAATTAAAAACGATAAAATGTCAAAAGAAGATGGAGATGATTTTTTAGATGCAATCAATGCTAATATACAACTATTTGTAAATGGTGCTTTTTATATTTGCTTTTATAGATTAAAATTAGGTGAATATTTTGAAAGTTTAAAAAGAACAGGATTAGAAGTAAGAGCATTAATCACTTGGAATAAAGGAAACCATACTTTAAGTAATTCAGATTATATGTCTAAATGCGAACATATTTTTTATGGATGGGTAAAAGAACATAATTTTTATGGTGGTAATAATGGAATGGATATTTGGGATATTCCAAGAACACAAAAAAACGAATTACATCCAACTATGAAACCAATTCCTTTATGCGAAAAAGCAATATCAGATGCAAGTAAAACAGAAGATAAAGTTTTAGATTTATTTTTAGGTTCAGGTTCAACGATGGTAGCTTCACACCAACTTAAACGCAAATGTTACGGAATGGAATTAGACCCGAAATACTGCCAAGTAATTATTGACCGAATGAAAAAATTAGACCCAAGTTTAGTTATTAAGAGGAACGGAGTTGAAATTAAATAACACCGAAAAAACACCGAAATGGCAAAAGAAGATAATTTAAAACCAGCTTGGGAAAAAGGCGAAAGCGGAAACCCTAACGGAAGACCTAAAGGAGCAAAGAATAGAAGCACAATAGCAAAGTACTGGTTAGAAGTTAATCAAAAGCTAAAAAACCCTTTAACGGGTGCAGAAGAAACAATGAGCCAAGAAGATTTAATGACTTTAGCACTAATTAAAAAAGCACGTGAAGGAGATGTAGCAGCATATAAAGCTTTAATGGATAGCGGTTACGGTGCGCCACTTCAACAAATTGAACAAACAGTTTTAGAACAACCAATTTTCCCTGATGTTTCTGCGGACGACTTCGACGAATAAAATACTCAAACTTAAAAAGCGGGTTCGTATTATTCAGGGCGGCACGTCGGCTGCCAAGACGTACGGAATATTATCCGTTTTAATTGCACGTGCTTCTGCAATACACGGACTTGAAGTTAGCGTAGTTGCTGAAAGTATTCCGCATTTAAGACGGGGTGCTTTAAAAGACTTTATTAAGCTCATGAAGTGGATGAATAAATGGCACGAAAACCAATTTAACAAATCGTTATTAACCTATCAATTTTTAAACGGAAGCAGCTTTGAATTTTTTAGTGCTGATGACAGTTCTAAATTACGGGGTGCAAGGCGTGATGTTCTATATATAAACGAATGTAACAACGTAACCTTTGAGTCTTATAACGAGCTTGCAATACGTACAAAGAAAGCCGTTTATTTAGACTTCAATCCAGCTAATGAATTTTGGGTACATACCGAACTAAAAGACGAACAAGACAGCGACTTCTTAATTCTAACGTACAAAGACAACGAAGCCTTAGACAATAGTATTGTACAACAAATAGAAAAGAACCGTTTAAAAGCCGAAACAAGCGCATATTGGAGTAACTGGTGGCGTGTTTACGGACTTGGTGAAATAGGAATGCTTGAGGGCGTTATATTTAGTAACTGGAAAACTATCGATATACTACCGAAAGAAGCGAATTTAATCGGAATAGGATTAGACTTTGGTTACACGAATGACCCAACTGCAATAATAGAAATATACAATTACAACGGGCAACGAATAATAAACGAATTGAAGTATCAAACGGGAATGTTAAACAGCGATATTGCAAACGCACTACCAAAACACGTACCCGTTTACGCTGATTCAAGCGAACCGAAAAGCATTGAAGAAATAAAACGCTACGGAATAACAATTAAAGGCGTTACAAAGGGTAAGGATTCAATAAACTACGGTATTGATGTTATGCAACGTAATGAATATTTAGTTACTTCAAATAGCACAAACCTAATTAAAGAATTAAGAGCGTACTGCTGGGACACGGATAAGCAAGGCACACGCTTAAACAAACCGATTGACACAAACAATCATGGTATTGATGCGCTGCGCTATCACGAAATGGAAACGTTAGGAATGAATAGTAACTACGGTAAGTATCATATTTGGTAAATAAATAATATTTTGCACCCGTTCAAGTATGTAAATAGTGTGCATTATCTTTACAAACTACAAAAATACGAATTAAAAGTTAATATATAGAATGAAAACAGAAATTGTAATACCTACTTCATTAAGTGAAATACCTTTAAAGAGCTACCAAGAATTTATGAAGGTAGTCGAAAAGTCGAACGACGAAGAATTTATAGGTCAAAAGACTATTGAAATATTTTGCGGTCTAAAAATGAAAGACGTTGTAAAAGTAAAATGGAGCGACGTTAAAAGCTTGACCCTACATTTAAACGAAATATTCAAAGCGAAGCCTAAATTTCAAGCTACGTTTAAAATAAAGGATATGGAGTTCGGTTTTATTCCTAATCTGGAAGATATGAGTTTCGGGGAGTACATTGATTTAGAAAGTAATATTTCAAGCGTAGAAACTTTTCACAAAGCAATGGCGGTAATGTACAGACCTATTACAAAGAAAGTAAAAGACCGATACGAAATATTTGAGTATGTAGGAACGGACGAATTTAGTGATGTTATGAAGTACGCTTCGCTGGATGTTGTCTTAGGTGCAACGGTTTTTTTTTCGACTTTAGGAAGCGACTTAGTTCAACATACGCTTACCTCTTTGGAGAAGGAAATACAGAAGAATCCGAAGATAATGACTTTAGCGAAAGAACGCAATTTAATAAAAGATGGGGATGGTACAATTCAATCTATGCGCTTTCTCAAGGAGACGTTACAAAGTTTGATGAAGTTACCCGACTGGGAGTTAGAAAGTGTCTTACCTACCTCACTTATGAAAGACAAAAACGAGAAATAGAAGAACGAGAATTAAAAAAAATACAAAGGCATGGCTAATTATTACACTGTTTTAGATACGTTAAAAACAAACTTAGAAAACGATCCATTTGTAAACACGGTTACTCAAGGTGATATTTTTGCGGTCGATTTGGCAAAGCAAACAATATTTCCTTTAGTTCATATTATAGTAAATAACGCAACTTTTGAAAGTAATA